TTTGCAATAATATTGACGTTGTGTAAACCATCAATAGCAATGCCTGCGTCGGCTTGATAACGACCCGGAGGAAAAATTACTGTAGCCCCACGACCAACAAGGGCATACGCAGAGGCTCCACTACCGCCACCACCCGTAAATGTTACCTCGGTGTTGTAGGCATACCCGCTGCCGCCACCTGTTACCGTAACGCTTTGAACCATCCCGTCTTTGACAACTGCCGTAAATGTGCCGCTGCTACCAACGCTAACACTAACTGTTGGCGCAGAAGTATATCCAGAACCACCGTACACAACAACTATTTCTTTTACATAAGTCCCTGTAGTAGCTGATGGTCGGGCTGCTTCTAATGCGGCAATAATTAAACTTCTTTCGTCAGATGTAGCGTTGTTGCTAACACCATAGTCTAATACATTAATAACCTGTGCAGAACGACTTGCTAGAGAAATAGCCGTTGAACCACCTGTAGCCGTATAGGTTCCTGCTCCTAATGTTGTTTGGCCTGTGCCGCCGTTGGCTTGCGGCAGCACCCCCGTTACTTGACTTGTTAGATTAACACCACTTAGAGTGCCGCCAAGGGTTAAGTTTCCACTAGAAGTAACTGTTCCAGATAGCGTTATGCCATTTACTGTTCCTGTTCCTCCTACGCTAGTAACAGTGCCTGTGCCGCCAGCGGTAGATGCAATTGTAATACCAGCATCACTTCTAGTAACGGTGATATTACTACCAGCCAATATATTAACATCGGCATCATCCATCATCTGATTAAGACGCAAAGCCGTAGCCTTGTTGCTAGACCAATTGGCCTTATCATCAGACCAAGTAAACCCTGTTTTAATGTCAGACATTAATCTTTGGAGTTGATGCCTTGGTCGGTGAGTTGGGCAGCTATTTTAATTGTGCGAATCTTTGGACGCCCAATTAGCGGAGCCAATAGAAACTGACCGCCATATCCACGGATATTGCCAATGCGACCTCTAGCAGAGACATCTTCCGAGATAGGCAGTGTTGCACCTAACATGGTAGATAAGGAATCTAGGAATTCTGCGCTATCTGGATTTTGCGTTAAAAATGCAATGGCAACATCTGAGACATTGCTATCAGAACTCTGTGCTTGCAACTCAAAGGAATTAAAACGCTTTCTGTCCATTGTGCCGCCTGTGTATTGCCGTGTCTTCAATTCTGAGTTGACAGGAATACCCCTTGGAGTGCCGCCAACTTGTAGATTGATATAATCTAGGTCGTCTTCTCGGCTGTCTAGGATATGGATGCCGCCGTTCTGATTGATGGCATATAGTTTATTTAGGCCGCCAGCTCCGGCACGGATAAGGTTGCGGACATTCCAGCCAGTTTGCTCAATAGTGTCTAATGATTCCCAGCCTTGGTTAAGGAAGTTGTAAACCAAGATAGCGTTGTTTTCTGTTGATGTATCTAAGGGAACGGCGAGGTAATAACGATTGTCGTGATAGATAGCCACTGAGTTAGCAATGTATGCCGTATTAATCCGCTGAATGAGGGGATTGATTGCCTCGCTCATTGGAACAGATGCCCCACGAAGATTGTAAAGGTCTTTGAAGTCAATCGAATATACACCGTTGTCTGAAAGAAAAAAGATTTGGTCACCAACTTGCACCACTGTTTTACGGGCAATACAACCCACCTCGCGGGTAATTTCTTGCACAGTAACTTCACTAAGAGCTTGGCTAACACCACGGATAAGGTGAATAGTGTTGCGGTTGAACACAATAACATTGTCCTCCGCAAACGGCTGGATGGCAACAACGTAGTCCGCGCCACCAGAGGCAATGCGGAAACCGTCTAGGATTTGGTCGTAGGTGTTCTGGTCAAGAATGTCTGAGGCAATCACCTCATCCGTAACGTTGCGGGATGTAATGGTGGGACTGCCGCTGCTGCCAGCCATTGTGTAGTAGTAGGGCATCCAAAGCCGTCTCTGGTGATAGATAGCCCACGGAGGCGCAGGCATATGGGTGAAGCCAGCCCCAGCACTTTGCGGCGACCCCATTACTACACTTGCTCCTGTTATGTCGTTGGCTGTGGCAAAGAACTTAAATGTGTTAGTCGTCACTACCGTAATAAAGAACTCCGATAAGTTATTAAGGGTAGTTGTGCCACGGTCAATAATGCGGATAGTATTGCCAACTGCCAGCCCATGAGCTGTTTCTGTAATTGTCACTACGCCATCAGCAATGGCACAATTACCAGCCGTATTAAACGTACTAGGCTGGGTGTAAGCCCCATTGGAAACAAGGGTAAACGCTGGACTGCCAACGAGCGTGCCTGTAAATTGCAGGGCTGTTAAGCCATCACGGAATAAGAAGATGTAGTTAAATGCTTGCAGCAGATTAACTTCTGAGCTAATTGTAATGCCAGCAGGATACGCAATCGTTGTGCTGCTACCATCTGAAACCTTAATGGCTTGCGCCCCATTATTTGTGGCAATGACAATGTATTCCGTATTATCTGTCGTAGGGTCTGAGAATAGACAAGAGCCATAGACAGCATTTACAATGTCATCCTCTAGTTGCGGCGACCCCACTATTGCCGTGCCGCCAATCGTCCCTGTTGCCCCTACAATCGTAATGCTGATTGATGTGCTAGTAACAACAGTGATGACGTTATTCTTATTTGGAGTTGGCGTAATGCCCGTAATTCCAGATACTTTAGCCAATGTAGCTGTGGTAAATGCATGGGCTGTTGCAAATCCAATAGTAATGACATCTCCCACCCTGCTTACGCTATTGCCAGTTTTATTGGCATACAGATAGAACGGTAGGGTGAGAGCCGTAGAATTAGTAGTGACGGCTGTGCCAAAACTTTGAACACCCATGCGCGGCTGCCACGCCCCATCAATATCCATGCGGCCATTGGTAGACAGGGCCACTTCTCCTGCCTTCAGTTGGTCGGGACGCAAGCGTGCGTTCATACGGGCAAACCCCGTATCGCCTTCCTCAAGCATTGGATTATCTAATGGGCCGTAATTGCTGAAACGAGGCATAGGCTTATATTACCTCAACAGTCCCATGCCCTGCGGCTCCAATAATTACTAGATAGCTTGTTATCTTTGCCTTTGATGCCGCCAGACCTAGCGCAATAGCTTTTCTTGCGTGCGGGGGAGGACTTCTTAATTGTCATATTAGCGTCTCCAAAACGCACAATACGTTCCTGTCCGTTCTGGCAGGCTTTAACGACGGACTTCTTGCCGCCTTGGATGTCGCGTCTAGGGCTGTTACAAGGCAAATCCCTTGGATTCATCTCAGCAAGACTTACGAGAAGTGGAATAGCTCATACGGCCACCATTAGCCGTGCCAGCCTCCATTACGCGCTTTTTAGCGGACTCGTTCTTCTCATGCTTCATCATCTGCTTCTTGCTCATGTTCTTTTCGCTTTTATACTTCATTTTAGGGGATTTGATTAATTATTGGTAGTGAGGTGGCCTTAAAGCGTCAAATGGCCTTAAAACGCACGGAAAGGGTGCTACAAGCGATTACTTGGCAGTTCTAGCCAAAGGACGGCTACCAAACCACCACATAACGGCTGTTGAAGTAGTGAATACAAAGTCGGAGATGACGGCTTCTGTGGCAGTTATACCTAGTTTATCGCCAAATATAACACAACTTAGCGTAATAATCATGGCCCAAGTGAGGCCGGGGCGGGTAAATGCCCGAAAAGCGTCTACTAACACACGGATAGCCGATACCCAGACAGGCGTGTTGGCAGGGATGTCAATGTCCTCATTGGCCTGCTGGGACGTGGTAAAAGCCGCCAGCTCACCTTCCGTCACCTTGAGCCGCGCCATGCTCTCCATCTTTCGTATCTCAATATCGGCCTCCATCCCCTTAGCCTTAACGTCAGCCCATTTCTGGAATAGGCTTAGGATGCCGCCGAGCAAGCTGCCCCCTAATGCGCTGCTGATGAAGCTAAACATATTAGTCTAGAGCAACAGGCTCGGCTTTAGGCTTCAAGGCTTCCGCAAGCTGTTCAGCGCATTTACGTATAAGCTCATGCTGCTCTGCTGTTAGAGGGGCAAGACGAGCGGCGTTATAAAGATTGTTGAGGGCTTGTTCTGTGGTCATACTCATCCATTACGTTTAATAAACCAAGCAGTCAAGGCCGAAATCACTGCCGCCAAAACCGCTACCTTTCCCCGAAGCTCGTTCTTAAAACTTTCAAGCATCGTCACGCGACCGTTTGTCTTGATGCACTGCTGCAACACTTGCTCAAGCACCTTGTCCTGCGCGTCCATGCGCGTCAGGATAGCGGATAGCTGAGCGTCAATGCTGAGAGGGTCGTAGCTCATTTGGATTCTAGGGCGGCGAGGCGTTTGCGGAGTGATTGCAGCTCGGCTACGAGGATAGGAATGAGAGCCGCATCACTACGCTGCCACTGCTTTGTAATGGTGGTGGGGTCGTCGTCGCCTACGCTAATTGCACCGATATGGGCAAAGATAGGGTCGGCGGCGTGTTCCTCTTGAGCAACAAAACCAATGACATCCTTGCCGTTGTTGTCCGAATCTTTCCAGTCAAACACGCGAGGTTTTAGCGCATCAATCAGACGGCCAGAATCCGTAAAGTCGCGGAGATTTTCTTTTAAGCGAGCGTCAGAGGTGGTGTTAAAAACAACGGCATCAGTGGTGGTGACGCGAGCAACAGAACCAATGGCAGTGCTGTTGGATTTGCGGTAAACCTCAAAAAACGCCCCGCTTGCATCAGTAGTTTCACGTATGTTTATGCCTTGGGCTACTGCGTTGCTGAACGTGCTGGTAATGCCAGTGGTGGCCGACAAAGCCCCAGTGACCGCGAGGCCAGTGGAGCTTACAATCATCCTGTCTGTTAATGAGCCGCCGTTAGTCTTAGTAGCAAATACTAACTTAAAACTACCATTAGGTGACGCATCTTCAACTTGGCTATAAATTCTTGTGGCATCAAACATGGTAGACGCACCAGAATTATTGTTCTGCCGAAACAAAATTCCAACTTTCTCGTCACCACCAGAACTTGCACCAGTTCTTTGTAATTCTAAAGCAAGTGCGTTTATGTTAGCACTTGGCGCACCAGTTCCAAGAATATCCAATAATTGGGCAGGACTCGCCGTCCCAATGCCGACGTTGCCGCTGGTCGTCGCAAAGTTGGCTCCTGTGGTGCTAGACAAAGTCCCAGTGACCGCGAGGCCAGTGGCTGTTGTATATTTTAGGCCGATAGCAGCGGCAGCTTGGTCATATAGAATAAATGCATCAGTGTTATTTCCAATAATACCGCTTTCGTGTCCAATCTGCCATTTGATAGTGCCGCCACGATTGAAGCGCATAAATGCTCCATAGCTACTCGTAGTTGCGCCATCTAATATAAGGATTGCATTCGTGCTAGCTGCTGCTGTTCCAATGGTGGCTCCTGATGCGCCTACGGTTAATGCACCCGTGGCCGACAAAGTCGTCGCCGCCACCGTGCTAGGTGTGGTCGCTCCCACGGTTCCGTTAATGTTAATTGATGCCGTTCCAGTGAGGTTGGTCACTGTGCCGCTGGCTGGCGTGCCAAGAACAGGCGCAGTCATCGTCGGACTCGTGAGCGTTTTGTTTGTCAACGTGTCTGTGGTAGCTTTACCAACTAATGTATCCGTAGCGTCTGGCAGCGTAATGACTCTGCCTGCGGTTGAGACTGCGTCAATCAATGTAACCGCGCTGGTTGCGCTCGACGAACTGCGGAAGCGAATACCTTTATTGAAATCTACGCCGTCGCTGATTGTTAAAAGCCCAGTTCCCTTCGGCTGCAAATGCAGGCCGATGTTTGCGCTTGCGCCTTCAGCAAGAACGTGAAGCGGACTTCCAACGCCAATTGCGTTTTTTATTTCTAAGTAATCCGTTGCACTTGTTATGCCTGTCAGTTTGACAGTGGCATTACCATTCGCGTCATTGATTTGGGCAATAACAGGAGTGGTGATGGTTGTGCCTGTAATGCCAGCCGTAGCATAGTCAGAGCTAACAGCAACCACTGCGCCCGTGCGACCAAATACGCTTGTTACTCCACCTGTACTAGGCGTTGATGGAGAATAGTTAATTACTTGGTCGAAGATTCCAGACATATTAGGCGTAGTTAAGTTCGCTGATTGTAAGTGTGCCGCTACCAGATACCGCTATCACCTTAGCAGCAATAGCCCATGAACGGCTCCAAATGCCAGAGTTGCCATCCTTAAAGATGTGTCCAGCCGAAGCTGTAGGTGTGCCGCCGTCAATTGTGACGCGCATATCGCACCCCTCTAAGCTCCAATAAACATGACTTGTGTCAGCATCAAGTGCCGCCACAATAAAATCAGAAGCTGTTCCCGTAACAGCTAATGTTCTATCACCCACGCCCGGAGCGGGTAACACTTGCATTGGGCCATTAACGATTCTTGAGTTAGCCATAAAATTAGCAGGTGAAGGGTGAGCCGTAGACAGTGGCATCCACTGTTGCACGGATGAATTTAGCCGCATCTGCCCTGTTAGCACTCCAGAACTCGCGGGTGTTTACAGCATAGAGATGCCCATTAGACGAGCTAGGTGTGCTGCCATCAAAGGTGACATACACCCCACCAGCTTGCACTTCAAATAGCACAAACTTTGTTTTGCCGTCATAAAATATGGAGGTAAACGGAATAGCTGCGGTACTCACTG